CTAGGCTAACTGTGTTTTGTGGGGCGGTATAGGTAAAACTAGCAGTTCCTAAATCATTTACTAAAACTTCCATTTAAATACCATAGAAAGATTCTACTTCTTTCCTGGTAGCCTCCCTTACTTCATCAGCTTGGTTAGCTAATATTTGCTCTGCCAACGATTTATTAACAAGCACAAATGGCTCTTCCATATCAAACTTAACACCATTTCCAGCATAATATCCACCACGTTTAATAACCATAGTTAAAAGAACTTTTTCTTCTTTTGCAGACTCTACTTTTGCTTCTTGTATTTTTATTTTAATCTCTTCTTTTGTAGGACCGTCTTCATAATCAAACAGCGATTTTGATGATTCTTGATACATTTCCCAAGTAACCTTAGCCTCTTCAATAGCTTCAATAATGTCTTGTTTTCTTGCATTCTTTGATATTTCGATGTCAAATGATAGACATAGACCTTTAAGGTCTCCGATTGTTTTACTAGATAACATAAATCCTCCTAATTATTAATTATACACTAAAAAGAAGTAAGGGTCGGACAAAAATCCGACCCTTACTAAGATAGCATATAACTAAGCAGTTGGTACTGCGTAGGCTACTGCCGACTTTTCTTCTAGTGCTACACCCATACGGACGTAGACTGTGTACTCTACAGAGTCCTTTCGTGGTTGGAACTCACGATGTACTGTAACATCTCTCTGGAAACCCCAAATGCGGTTTGAAGGAAGAGTTAGGTCTACATAGTCTTCTGGATACAAAGGAACTTCTTGAACTGGAAGACCGAAGATGGTGTATTGAGCACCAGCTGGACCGCCAATTCTAGGAGTAACTCCGTCAATTACACGAGTAGCAACATCGTAAGGAACTGAAGTTCCGTCAGTTGTATTAACTGTGCGAAGCTCTGTTAGCAATTCCTGAATATGCTTGCTGTTCATGTAGAACTTAAGATCCTGACGGCGAGCCTTGAACTTACGAGGCATTGCGTTGTAGATTGCTTCGATTGCATCAAGAGTCAACTTTGCAGAAGATCCATCGCCTGAATCAGGAGTAGCCTCCCAGATGCTTGTCATAGTTGCAGCAGCTGCTGCAGCTTCGTGAGCACCTGCGTAGTTAGTATCCTTGATCTGACGGATAAATCCTGCAAGAGTATTGTCATATGTACCGTTACCAGAATCACCTGGACGACCATTAATTGCAATATCTTCCAAGTCGTTTCCGAATTGAGTTGCCATCAAACGTACAACGTGATCCTCTAGAGACGCACCTTCAATAGAGTCCTCTAGGGATTCTGTTGATAGTTCGTACTGTAGACGGAACTTTGTTGTTGTAAGTTCGATCTTTGTGAATGCTGGAGCAGCGTTTGCACCTGTAACTTCGGCTTGTGTAGCTTTTGTTACAAGACGTGAACCAACACGGATCTTATCCAATTCCATAGTATTTCCACGCATCGTTACCTTGCGACCATCGTTAGCTAGAACCATCTGATCAAAGATGTATTCGATAAACTGTGTAGATTGTGTTGGATTAAGAACACCACCTGCGTCACCAGAGTTTCCCTGGGCTGTCATAGCACCAGGAGATGTTAGTGGAGAAAGAACTGTACCGCTTGTTGCGGCTTTTTCTAAAATATCACTCATTTTTATTTTTCACCTGCCTTTTATTTTCTAATTTAAGTATTGCGAGGAACTGAGGAAGCGTCCCCCCCATACAGAATCTGACTTCTGTATAGTTGTTTCTGTGGAACTCTCAAGTTCCCCAGATTTCTTTACAGCGGTATCGTTTTCTACAGATTCCAATCTTCCATTAATTGTTTGTACTGCATTTACGATATCCGCCAAACCTTTGTTGATCTCTTCTAAACGAGAATCATTTTCTACAAGCTTATCGGTTAAAGCTTTTGTTACTTCTGCAACAGTGTTTACAACACCGTTAACTGCAGCTGCATTTGTTTCGCCACTCTTTGTAAGAGCCTCGCCAACAAAATTTTTGATTTCACTAAGAGTCTTTTCAAGGTCAGTCGCCTCACCATTATCGGTGGAAGCGTCATCTGCAGATCCCTCTGTATCTACGGATGTTTCGACTGTATCTTCTGTTACTTCAACTTCATCAGACTTTGCAATCTCTTCTTCTGCTGGAGCTTCTTCGGCTTCAACAATTTCATCAACTACAACTTCTTCTGCTACTTCTACAATTTCTTCAACTGTAGCGTCTTCTGCAACTTCGTTATTTTCAGTCATATCAACACCTCCTTCATTTATTTGGGTGGCAACTAACTCTACGTCATTTGCCTCATTCACTACTGTGTTAGGTAGAGAAACTTCTGTTTGTACGCCAATAGACTTAAGGACTTTAACTGTCCAAGATCTAAGTGTACTCATTCTATGTCCTACAACTGTTTCAGACGGCTTCCAAGAGTCTCCATTTTTTTGATAAACTCTGATAGTCACCGCTGGGTCTTCTGGTGTTCCTGTAATTGTAACACTAGAATTTGGTACTTTAATTTTACCATTAGTTACTACTCTTGTTACTTTACCTCTTGCGGTACCACCTGACGAGTTCCACTGAACAAAATCTCCAGAAGAAAATGAGTCTTTGTGCATTTCATTTCTTCTATTATCTGTACGCTCATCTTCGTCATCTTGTCCATTATGAACGGACTTTTCTTCAGTTTGAATGTTTGAAAATCTTCTATTTTGCTTTGGGTACTTCTTTGGAGTATCTTCACTTGTAATAGTTCCAGGATTATCTGCCTTATGTAATTCAACTACTTTTGACATTGCTTCTTCAACATTTGCTTTTGTAATTTCGTCAATCCACCCAATAGATGGAAGATCAGAACTGCATGAGGAGCATGAATATTTTTCTTCATTTGAAAGGTAAGCCATCTCTTCTTGTTCACACCAGAATACATTTTGGATATTGGACTTGGAAAACATTCCGTCAACAACATCACCATCGATTGTTTTCTGAATAGAAAAGATATTGGCAAACTGATTAGCAGGTGAATCAACAAGTGATAGTTCTACTAAATCATATTCTTTAATGATACGAACTGTATTGTTTGTTTCTTCATCTAATTCAGTATCTGTTTCTTTAATTGCACCGCCGATTGAAAAACCAGTGAGTGTACCATCAAGAACCATCTCCCAGATGTCTTGAGCACCCTTAGAAACATAGGTATCTACAAATACTCCCGTATATTGTTTCTTTGTTTCTGGGTCGAAAAAAGTGTCTGATCTAAAAGAAACAACCTTTCCTGCTGGAATAGGTTGGTGCATCAATCTTACATTACCACGAAAGTTTGCAAAAGCTTTTTCTGATGCTTCTGGAAGCACTCTATCGCCTTGTTTGTCAATATTATCAAGTGTTGCAAAGCCAGAAACAATACGCTTTTCTTCATCAATCTTAGAAATAGGCATCGTCAAGTTGACGCTGTTACCATTCATAGAAAGCGATGCTTTTTGTAAATTAATCATAACACTTTAATTATACAGTGTTTTTCTTGTTACGGTTGTTGTCTGCCTTCGCCTTGTGCATTTCTTGCACCAGTTTGACCTTCATCTGCTAGATTATTTTGACGCTGTTGGTCTCTTAACCTATTTCCAGATGCTTGTGCAGTTTGCTCTGCAGCCTGTTGTCCTGTTAGTTTAACTGGCTCATCTCCCCCAGGAATACCAGACATTCCCATTCTAGACCTAACTTCATTAGGAAGAATTACCTGCATTCTTAGGTAACGCTCGTCAATCTTGGACTGAGTATCTTCATCTGTAAGAGTAAGCTCATTAAAGTTAAACTTAAACATATCTGTCTTTTCAGAGATAATTGCAGTAATTCTTTTTTCTAGAGCATCTTGTGCTGGACGAGTAACTTGCTCCTTAAAGCTTTTGTCTGCTTCTTTAGCAGCAGCAAGGGAAAGACCCTCACCTGCACCAACTTTTGTCATTGGAACACGGTGTGCCATAAGGATTTCTTGAAGATTAGACTTGCGGTACTTATCAAATGATCCGTCTTGAATACCATTTTCAACGGCTTCCATCTTAACTTCAACCTTAGAACCTGCTTCATCTCCAGGAAGTGGAACAATAAGTGTCCTATGAGATTGACCACGAAGGTTATTCTGGAAGAACTCAAATAGTTTTGATTCAGCATCTCTGGAAAGCTTTGCTCCTTTAATCCAGAAAATATAGCGTGGTGTTGCTTTGTTTTCAAAGTATTCTAAGTTAAACTTTGAAGCAAACTCATTACCTGCCATAGCGTTCTTTGCAGGAACAATAGCTGGAACACCGTAATAATTGTTTGTTGGTGTGTAGTCAGCAAAGTGAATAATTTCATTTGGTCGTGGGTCTACGCCAATAGGAGCTGCCGATTGATCCTCATCGTGAAAGTTTTTAAAGAATGTAAACTTACCGCCAACAAGTTGGACAAAGCCATCACGAAGTCTGCGAACACGCATTGTTGCAGCAGGAATATGACCAATATATCCAATCTCACCAGTTGTTTTTCTACCAATTTCTAAATAACCATTTCCAGTTGTTGCATAATCAAGATAAACTTTTGTTAAAGTTTCTGTAAAGGTTTCGTTATCATTTCTAGTATCTAGCCACTCTAAAACATCTGCCTTTGCACGTTCCAGTTTTTTTCTAGATCTATTTAGTTTGTCTGGATTATCTGACAGGTCTTCTAGCATCTGCTTAACCTTAAGTGATGGAATTAAGTCATAGCCCAAACCAACAATGTTTGTTACTTTTGCATTAATTGCAGCATAGTTGGCAGCCGAAACCTCATAGGTTTTACCAAGTGCAATAAGATTATATGGTGGTTCTACTACATCAAAAAGACCATAACCATATTGAAGGAAAACAAGTTGCTTTGATTCTGCATCATCACCGCTAATTCCATTAACTGGTGTTGCATAAGTTGTAGATGAAATACCAATCTGTGCAGCTTTTTCAAGTTTTCTTTTAGTATTACGCTTAAAGTTTTGATTAATTCCACGATACTTTAAAAGCTCTGGTGATGCTAGGCTAAACTCATCAACGGTTACAATCTCTGCACTCTTCTGCAAACTATCAATAGCAATGTCTCTTCCCCAAATAGTATGACTTTGGGGTACTTCGTTATCTTCCACTCTTTCGCTCATTTGCAAAAATTTCCTTCCAGTTGTCGGTATCTCCGTAAGGGGTGTAGCCCTCAGCCATTCTGTCAATATCTTCTCTTGCCTGAGTATCACTAACTCTGCCAACTCCAGGCATAAACTTTGCTACACCATCTGGTTTACCCCAATATGCTGCTGCTTTTGAAAGAGAGCTCATTTTTCTAATATCATGTTTCATTGCAGGAACATTGAGGGTGTTACCATCATCATCCTTAAATGGCTCTCCATTTGGTAAGACCCAAACATAAATTCCATATTCTGCGGTGGACTCAACCGCTTCTACACCTTTTTTAGTATTATTCATACCACTATGATACCATTTTTACTCTTCTGTTGTAAATACAGTATTTTGATTTGGAGCATTTTTAGATCTAATTTTTAATCTAAATAAGTTATTCACACTAGTAATATCGCTAAAAGATGATCCATCATATTTATATTTATAGGTTGCACTTCCTAAATTACCTATATATGTTTTTCCAGAAACAAGAGCTTCTTTCACTAAAGTAATATATCCTGGAAAATTTTCAACTGCTGTTTCTACATTATATAGCGTAGAAACGGTATATTTATATTTTTTAGAAGCAGTATTTATAAGTAAGGTATCCCCAATAGAAAGCTTTGTGCTATTAACTATTGCCTTTTGCTTTTCACCTTCATTAAATGTTTTATAATAATTTGTGAAAAAAAGAAGATCTGTTGGAAGTGCAGAAATTGCAGAAGCTAAAGTAAGAGTAGTTGTACTATTGTTATTATATACAGCATTTGTAACTAATATATTCCAAGTTGTTTCTACACCACCGCTTGTTCTCTTTTTTATAAACTTTGTTTGATTTGCAACAAATCTATTTGAATTTCCTGCAACCTGTATTGTTGAAACAGTAGAATAAGTTGCTGTTGAAACTGCAGGAAAAGAATCTGCTCCAAGGTTATAATCTTGCTTTCCTTCTATTGGAACAGTTACTGTAGAGCTTCCGTCAATATAAGGTAACATCTTATTTGCTGTATCTGTTATTATATGAGTTACTTCTTCTGCTTCAAAATCTGACAAATATACCTTATTTTGATAGGTACTTGATGCATCTGAAATACTTAATGTTGTTGTTGACTCTTTTGAATAAGAAGGGACACCAACAGTAAGATCATATAAATTTTTAATAAAATCAAGATAGGAGTTAGATACATAAGGACTTGAAAACAATATAAGTTGGTCAATTCTGGCAGATGTTGCCTGAGCCGTTCCGCTGTTTCCCAAGGTTATTAGTGGGCTTAAAATAGAATCGGTATAGATGATAGTAACCTGCTGCCACTGATCTAAAAGAATAGATGATGCTTGAGTAGAAGAACCATTAATATATACAGAAGCATTTAATCCTTTAGTTATTGTACCTGTGCTTCCAACGCTAAATATATTATTTTGAACATCTGTATCTAGTATTTTATATGTGCCATTTGTCTGACCAGAATCAAAATAAAGCATAAAGGATATAGATTTAATTCCATTTCCCTCTAAAGATGATCTATTGTGAGTAATGGTTGTATGGTTATTTTTAAGGCTTAATCCACTGTAAAATCCATTATATAAAATAGGAGTTTCAAGAATGTCTGGGATATTTACAGTTTTTGACTCCCCAGTCAAATATATCTTTGCTGCATTACCTCCAGGCGAAGCATTACATAGAATATAATAAGTTAATCCAGAATCATCTGTTTGAAGCTCATAGGAAAATAATCTTAAAAAGTTTAAAGTTGCTGGTTTTCTAACTAAATCATCGGTTGATAGTGTTACCTTAAAGCTTATAATATCTACTGGGTTTGTAATTAAACTTTCTTCTTGAACTGTATATTGATTTAACCAATCTCCAGAAATAATTGAACGATCTGTATAGGCTGTTGCAGATAACTTTGGGGTACCTGCAGAACTATTAGAATAGGGGGTATTTGAAATAGTTAAAGCAAAAGAAGTTGATCCTAATGGATGACCAATATCAATTCTATTTGCACCAGTTTTATTAGTTAAAATAGGACACAATGCTTGTTGAGGAATATCTATAGTTGCCGTTCCAGTAGAAGAAATTGTGAATCTTTTTTGGTATTGATTTGGAGATAAAGTATATCTATTTGTTAAAGAGCCAACTGCTGTTCCAGATAGTAATGTTGAAATATCTGAAAACAAAAGAGACCTAACTTCTTTTAACTTTCCAGTAAATTCAAAATGTGGCTCAGGATCGGTGCTATCAGATTTCCAAGTATTATCTGATCCAATTCTTATTGATTGCATGTCAAATGTTAGGTTGTTTAGCTTATCTGTTGAAACTAGAATTGTTGAAGAGCTTGTGGCTTCTCCAGATATCAAATACTGTAAATCTTGGTATGAAAAATATCCAACATAAAAATCACCATTAATATCTGGGGCATTTGAGGTAGTTAATTGATTGTTAATGTCAAAAACTATTTTGTTTGTGTCTCCATCTTTTATAAGATAACACTCTATTGCGTCTTGTGATCCATTAGATTCTATATTAAATAATGTTTGTTTTGTTGTAGTTAAAGTTACACCAGATCCATTAAACTTAAATATCCATCCGCCTTGATTATGTTGAACAATACTGTCTCCATTTTTTATTTCCAAATAAGAACTATCAGTAAAGTCAAAACCTGTTGATGTAAAAAGACTTTCAATATCTTTATCCTTTAAAGAACCTTTTTGAATAATAGTTGGCTCTTGTACATTTCTAATAGATAGCTTTCCTTTATTTACATAAACATTGTTTGTTTCACTTAAACTCCAAGGGTTACTTGGTGAAAAGTCATACTTTTTTATAGTGCTTTGACCATCCATAGAAAAATTATATAAAACACCGCCATTAGAATTAATAAACTGGGCTGGTGGATTATATCCACAACCATAAACAAAGTGTCTTACAAGTTTTTCTCTAGAAAGAACATAAGAATATAAAGCAATGCAGTCAATCTGAAAATTACTAATTCCAGATGGTTTTTCAAACCAAAAAAACTCATCTACACTATCGTAAACTGGGAACAATAATTCTGGATATGTTATTTCTGTTGTGCTTCTTACTCCATTTACAGTTAAAGATATATCGCTTGGAGAATAAGAAGCAACAATATGAAGTGGCTTATTTACGCTATCAAAATTTACAGAAGCCTCATAGTATCTGTCTGATGTTCCAAGCCTAAATGTTATATAGTCATTTTTTATGTATATACGAGTTGCATAAGATGGGGTATTTGTAGTTCCAGAATCTTTTTTACTCATAATTACTTGCTCAGAAGGACTAGATGTATTTATCTTTATCCAAAACTCAATAGAGGACTTATTTCCAACATCATTTAAAGACATTTTATCCAAAGATGGTATCTTTAAAGATCCGTCAGTATTGACTCTAATAGATTGTTTTCCACCAAATACAATAGGAAAAGAAACCTTAGATACCTCATTATATTTTCCATTATAAAATGCTGCATTTGTAGCACCATTTTTATAAAGAAATCTATCTGGGGTAATGTCAGCATTGTTTGACACACTAGAATCATCTAGCGAATATACAATAGCTGGACTATCTTTTTGAATTATTGCGGAATAGGACATATGGCATCCATTTTATTATACCGCTTTAGAGATCTCGTTTATCTCACAAGCTCCTGCTACACAAGCTAAATCTTGTACGGAAGTTGTTCCATCAAAGGTTTCATAGATTTCAAGCCATTTCCAGTCAAGATCCGCAGGAGTTTCAGAAAGTAAAACTTCATATTCCTCTTTAGTAATCTCTTGATATGGGGCTTGCTGATAAGTATGCTCTGAATAAGGCAAGAAAGATACACCTGACATTTCATCAATGTGTTCAAATACCCAAGCACCTACCGCCATCCATTCATTTTCCTTTACAGATACTGTAATAGAAGGCTTGTGCTCCGCCCAGTTACGTTGGTATGTTAGCCAGATATCAAGGTGCTGTACGGCAGTCAAATCCTGACGAAGAGTTGCTCCTTCTGGTGCAGCAATAGGGAATGTAAAAACCATAGTATCGTTTGGCTTCATAACATCTGGTTCGTGCTTTACTCCCATATCAACTAAGAATGCGGTGATTGGATCTTTCATATCTCCACGAATAGTACGAGCATAATACTGAGAGTGCCAAGGATGCATTCCAGAGGAAGCATTAACAAGTTGAGAAACTGTTCCAGATGGCTTTACACAAGAAATAGCTGTTGCTGGATTAATACCCATTTTCTTTGCCCAGAAATCATTAACTTCTACAGAATGTAATCTAAGCTCGTCTAACCACTGCGATAGCTTTTCTACGCCCTCAGAGCCATTCAGAACAGGGTGGGAGAGCTGACCTGTTAGTGAGACACCAAGTAATCTTTCTTCCTCACAGTTCTTCTGCCAGATTTTTCTTAGATACTTAAAACGGGTAAATGAAGACTGAACAGTTCCAAGAATTGTTGCAAGTTCTACCTTATCTTTTAGGGTATTTAAATCATCAGTATCTCTAACTACAACTTCTGTTAGGTTACAGAATTGATAAGGTCTTAGGATAATTTCAGAGCAAGGGTTTGTTCCAAACTCTGCATTTTCTCTACGACCATTTTTTGCTGCAACATTTTGAGCAGCCTGACGACTAAAGATACCACGCTCTCCAGATTTTGAGTCATATAGTGACTTCCATTCGTCCATAAAAACTTCCATAGTTGGCTTTGTGTTATATACAGCAGAATTATTTGCCAAAGCACGTTGTCCTGAGTATTCCCACCAAGAACCTGACTTTGCTGCAGCCATATTTCGATCTTCAAGGTCTGACAAAGAAATCATTGCTGATCTACGAACACCACCAACAACTACAACTTCTGCAATCTTACACATAAGATCGTGTGCTTCTAGTGGTGTTAATTTACGACCTGCTGCTTGCTTTAGCATAGTAACTGAAAACTTAAATAGACGATCTAGTGGATCTGGTCCTGATGCACGACCACCAAATGTTTTTAGACGAGCACCTGCTGGACGGACCCCAGACATATCCCAAGATGGGATTTGACCTTGCCACAAAAGTGCAAGAAGTTCCTTAAATGCTCTAGCCCAACCTGCTTTAGAGTCTTCAACAACAATTACAGAACCTGTTGGCTCAAAGTGTTCGCTAACTTCTGGAAGCTGATTAACATATCTTGATTCAACTGAGTAACCCACACCAGTTCCACACATAAGAATATACATTGACTCATCAAAAGAACGAAGTGAGTCAACTGGTAAGTAGGCACAGTTATAAATGCAAGTATTATCTCTTTCAAGAGCAGGTCCTGCTGTCATAAGACCACGCATAGAAGGCATTACTTTTGTTTCTAAAATAGCATTACGAATCTTGTCTTTAATTGACTGGTCTAATTCAAAATCGGTGTGCTTCTTTGTAGCCTCAAAAATATAATTCATATAACGGTCAACCGTTTCATCCCAATTCTCTCGGCGGTTATCATCTTCTCTCCATCTTGCGTACCTTGTTTTATGGATTACTTGCTGATATGCTGATGGCAAAGAAACTGTCATTTTTTTATTTACTCCGTCTATTTTTGATTCCCCTAAAAGTGGGGTAGTTACCATTGTACCCCAAATAGCGTTAGTGGTCAATAAGAAATCGGTGTGATATGATTAACAAATGATAACAATTCAAGAATTACATAGATATAAAGATTTAGTTGAACAAGGATTTACTCCACCAATACCTTGCCCTATGAGTAATGAACATTTACCACCAATTCCTTTTGTTAAGGATGACGAAGCAATTATGTGGTGTTTAGAATGTGACACAAAGTTACATTTGGGAGAAAGAAAAATTACACTAATTAAAAAATTAATTGGTAATATCTGATACTACAACTATTGGACCTTTAAGAATTGTTGAAACAACTCCAGAGTTAATCATTTGGATATCATATTCATAAATCTTATTTCCAGAAAGCTTTGCTGATTCTGTTGCAGTTAGAGTAGCTGTTACTTCCCCGTTAGCACCACTTGTTATAGCAAAGGCAAATGATGCAACTAATGTGCTCTTTCCCTTTTCTTTAATCTGTCCAGAAAAGGTATGCCCTGTAATATTGTAGTTTGCATTTCCAGAGTCAAGGGCTAGATTAAAAGAGAAAGTATCTCCTTTATAAACTCTAAATGACTTAAAGCCTGGAAGCACTTTAACCAACCACCACTACGGTATACTGTCCTTCGGTTGGTACACTATTGGTGTTAATTGTAACAGCACTTGTGCTGGTATGCAAAACTTCTACTTCTACTTCTGCCCAAGGTGATGACGATTCAAATACAGATACTGTAACTGCTCTTGTAGAAAGGCTGTGTGTAACAGTAAATGTCTGAGCTGCTGCATCTCCAATGGTTGTTGAATACTTCTTTGTGTATCCATCAGTTGTAAGCTTTGTTTCAAGTGCAGAAACATCTACTGCAAGACCTGATCCTGTGGAAAGATATGGATTAGATGCTGCAAGAATTACAGCAGCAGTTATTGTACCTGCTGAAGTTGAGTTATCTGTGTATGAAAAATCAATAGTTCCAGAGTCAGTAAGTGATGTTGAAATAGTATCTTCTACAAATTCTTGTAGACCTGTGATATCAGATGTTGCGTGGGTATGACCTGCTAAAGAAATTGCTACTTCTGATCCAAGTAGACCAGCTTGCCATACATCTGTAGTTTCATTCCAAATTAATGAAGCGTTTGTAGAATCTCCACGCTCTACTTCAATTCCTGCATTAAGCGAAGGTGAACCTGTAACATTTGAATTAAGCAAGAACTTGTTATCTTCAACATTAATCGTTGTTGTTGAGAATGAGTTAATTGCACCAATAATGTCAAGGTCTCCACCAATCTTAAGGTCTCCAGCAATTATTACGTTAGTAGGAAGACCAACCTTGACTGCTCCAGTATAAGGATTAGCTCCAGTTCCTTCAGTAATTGTAATTTCTCCAGTGGTTCCAGCAATACTAACTACACCAGCATTGGTAATTGTTGCAGTTGAGCCTTCTCCTTGAGTATGAGATACGGTAATGCCAGTTCCTTGAGAAACTTGGGATACATAGTTTCCAGTTGTATCTGATCCAAGGGCAATAGTTCCAAGTAATGCTACTGTACCAGTTGCATCTGGAAGTGTAATTGTTCTATCTGCTGTAGGATCAGTAACAGTAAGTGTTGTTTCGGCGGTATCGTCTGTTGCACCTTCGAATACAATCGAAGTAGGAACAGTTACAGTTCCAGTAAATACTGGACTTGCAAGTGGTGCATATGTGCTAGATGCTGTTCCAGTTGTTAAGTATGTGTTTGCATCAAGTTCGTATGTGTTAGCTGCTGTCTTTCTGATTAAGCCAGATGTTCCTGCAAGAGCAGCAATAGCTGTAAGGTCTCCGTCAAGTGGCTGGTAGACAGAAGACAAACTTGGAATGTCTGCTGCAACTAATGCTCTAAATGTTGGAGCTGCTGCGGTTCCACCAGTTGATGGACCAGCAAAAATATAATTTGGTGATTGTGTGTCAAGGGTTAATGTGATATCTCCAGTTGATGTTACTGGAGATCCTGTGGTTCCAAAAACATTTCCTGCTGCGGTATCAAATGCAATACCAACAGATGTTACAGAACCAGATGATATTTCATCATAGTGAGCAAGTTTTACCCAAGCAGAGCCATTATAAAACTCAATTCTGTCTGTACCAGTGGTGGTGTAGATCATCCTTCCAACAAAATTGCTTGTAGGAGCAGTATTATCTGCGTAATCCTCTAATCTAAAATTCTTAGCCTTATTTCCTGTAAGGTTAAGATCTACTAAGAACTTTTTCTCAGCCACATTAATCACCAATTTTCATAAAAATTTAGCTTAGATAAGCTGTACCGCTTATCGCACTATTCATAATAATTATAGCAGTGTTTGCATTAGTATAAGAGACATGAGTTTCAACAGAATTATTGCCACTATCAAATACTGAAACATTTGGATAAAAGTTCAAATTATGATTAATTGTCCAAATATATGATCCTGCAAATGAACCAGTTGTTTGAACGGTAGGAATACTAGCCTGTGTAAATACAAACCTTACATTATTTACTGGATCAGCACCAATATCTGGATAATCAATAACTACCGCACCAGTTTTCCCATTTACAGAAGTTACAGGAATAGTGACATCTGATATAGATACATTTACATCTAAAGTATCAGCATCATCTGAGACATCAATAGTTGTAACACCAGAATCATAACCAACCGAAATATTGCTAACATCTTGAACGGTATTTACATCTACAGAATCAATAGTTAGGTTTGGGGAAACGGTAATTGAGTCAATAGGCTCAATGGTTGTTACTGTAATTGTATCTGGAGTTGGCATATCTCTATTGTAACATTAAACGGTTAGCGACATTATTAAAATGTTCTGTTACAATGTCATCCCAGTTATATTCCTTATGGATTTTTGGAGCTTGATCATAATATTGTGGTAAAAGTGTTTCAATATTCTTTTCAGTATATTGTATAACTCTTAAAAGATCCTCATAGTCTGTTTTATACATAAATCCTGGATGTGTTATGGTAAATGGGTTATGTGTAAGCGTTGAATTAACCATAAGTTCTCCAACGTATTCTTCATAGTCACACCAGCCACCAGCCACAATACTAGGCATTCCAGTTCCAAGAGTTTGAAGTGGGATAAGCCCAAATCCTTCTCCCCAAGATGGGTAAATAAGTGCGTGGTGTTCTTTAAGAAGTCTAATCATTTCAAAAGATGTATATGTCTCACCAATTACATTGATATTAGGTTCATTATCAAACTCAGGTAACTCAACGTGCTCATATCCTTTAATCGTAAGAGTTACATCTTTACGACCTGAATATAGCTCAAGGAACGCATTAACTGTGTCGTATACATTTTTGCGGTATGCAGGATATCCAATATGAATAAACTTAATTGTATCTGTAAGTTCACGCTCTTGTGGTTGAAATGTCTTATCTAATCCGTGTCTAAAGATATAGATGTTTTTATCTGTGTATCGTCTAAATACATCTTTGCAGAATTTATTAGGAACCCAGAACTCATCAACAATATCTAAATTTCCTGATTCTGTCCATTTTTTAGGAAATTGCGTTGATTCCCAAGCGGTATATCCAACCTTGTATGCTTTTGGATGAATAAACTTATAATCATCAGCGTGTCCAAAAAATATTTCAAGGTCAGAATTAGGTAGGCTATATCCTACTGAATGATCTGTTCTAGCAAGTGCATTTACAATTTTTGCGGTGGCATGACCGTATCCTGTCCAAACTGCATTGTTTGGGTTATTGAAGCTAACCTTCATTTACTCTACTTTTCTAGTTGTTCTAAACGCTTTTCAATTCTAGCAATAGCATCTTTTATAGATGTTCCAGAATTGGGTCTCATTTCATAAGATATACATGAAATTTCTGATTCTAAATATCCTAATCTTTCTTGCATTCCAGGACGACCTTCAAATCCTGGTCTTTCTTCTTCTCCAAAATAATCATCAAGGAAGTGTATAAATCTTTTTACAAGCTTTGTAGCTTTATGTAATCCTACTCCAATAACTCCTATTGCAGTTACTGTAGCTGCTAACATAATTAAAAAGTTAGTTGATTCCATATTTAATTATACACTCCCAAAAAGATTACTTTGAAGTAGTCTTCTTTGCTGTAGATTTCTTTGCTTGTGTCGCAGTTTTATTTACTGGCGATGGCTTAATAACAGGCTTATTTTGAACCTTTTTTACTGCCTTTGTTACTTCTGCTGCAACTTCTTCAGGAGTTGATTTACCTGAGATGTTTCCAAAAGCAATATCGTTCTTGTTAAAGTAACGAATGGCTACTGGTGCAAGAGCTGCTACTAGAGCATTTAAATACAAATATGGATCAGTAGTACCTGCCATATAAAGAGCAAGTACAGCACCTAAGATTGAACGACCATAGGACTGAATAATTGCAATATGTTCTTTTGATAAAGTCATTGACTTTTCCTTTTCTGTGTTTTATAATATATGCTATATATGTGTTATATATAATATATATTAACTATAGTTAATATATTAAATATACTTAATATGTTTAAACCTTAAATATATATAATATTACAATTATAGCGATAAAACTTCTCTCGGTCAATATCTTTCTAAAAATTTTAAGAATTGTTATACAAACTTAATAAATTCTATCTCCTGATTTAACTTTTAAAATGTATCCCAAACTAAAAATTTAAAAATTCGGCGATTTGCGGTTCGGCGGCGAGAACAGAACACACCCCCACGCAAAATGCGTGTATAGACCTTATAGAGGCTATAATGGGTATCTAGTGAAAAGGAGGAGCAGCATGAAAGACAATGAAATAAACGAAGAAATAGTTGGCAATGCCAATGACAATATCGGAGAAATATTGTATATTATGCTAGGAAGAATATATGATCTTTTAATCCTACTAAATGATGCTAATGGCAAATCAGAAGATGTTTTGCGTATTATGGAATTACATAAAAATGGAATGCTTATGTGTCCATTGCCTTCTTTGAGCATACCAGAGGAATAAGAGCCTTTTTAATTCTTGCTCAGGAATATTTGTTCTTTCTCTAATTACCGATTTTTTTACAAATATCTTT